CCCATTCCCATGCCGTCCTCACGGACCGCTAGGGAGTCATGGTTCTACCATGGATCATGAAAGCTGTGCTTTGACTGACTTTGATCTTCTGATCTCGCAAGAGCTCAGAAAACCGTACAGCAGCGCGGAGACCACCGAACGTCCGACTCAAAGGACGAACATTCGATGGTACCGCCTGCGCCTTACGGCTGAACAAAGTCTGTCGTTTGGCCCTTGCTGGCCTACCCGAATCCCTAACTACCGTCGTACGACCGCCCTGCGAGATGTACATCCTCTCTACGAGGCCCATCTTCCAGGCAGTCATCGACTTAAGCGATACCTCAACGCCTTCCTCATCTTCTGGAACGAAAGTCCAGTCGATGGAGTCGACGACGTGGAGAAGCTTGTAAAACTTCCCCGGCTCCCTAGGAGCCGGCATCAAGGGACGAGGGTAAAGGCCCTCCTCACGAAACGCCTTCTTCGCGTTGACACTGATCGAGAACTGAGGATCGGGGACGCCCCTACTTATCATAGCGGCGAGCCTACACCTCAGTCCTGTGCCAACCCGAAGACCTCTCCCCGTGTAACCGTATCCCCCAAGCCCCACCGGAAGGTGGAGCCTGGGATCCTTTACGATCCACGGGAAGAGGGTCTTCATCACTCTCTCCTGCCGGTTGAGCATTGTATTACTACAATCCTCAGCCGCCGCCAACGGGGCTTTAATCCCCGGTGGAGGTACGGAGGGAACGGCGACGACAGACGTCACCCACTCACCGTTCTTTCCCTTATGAATATGGCCTGCCTTCTCGCAGAATGTAAAAGCATTCTTAGAGATGTAGGTCTTAGACTTATTCACCGAGGCTCCCACAGCTTCGATCGCGGTTACATAGTCATCCAACTCCTCAGGAGTGGATGCCATTGCAGCGCAATCGTCGCCATGGGAGCGCCCGTAGGTGAACGCTTGGGAAGCCCAGGCGCTAACCCAGGAAAGAACGACGAAGGAAAGAGGAGTGCCCATCGGAGAACCTCTTTTAGCCAACTGAATGGACTGATTCCAAGTCCATTCAGCCAACGGTTTCACGCCCAGCGACCTGCGCGCCATGGGAAGATCCTCCTCACGGATCCTTCCCACCTTGCACAGGGCGTTGAGAACGGTGTCCACACAGTCCAAGGAAAGACCGTCCGTAGCCTTAGAAAGGTCTGCGGAAACAAGTCGGTCTTTCCTATGTGGACCACCGGGGCGTACCAACCGGAGCGATCCTTCCTCGATAGTCGGGTACCAGTGTGCCTTAGGCAACGCTGGCGACGACCGTCGAATCCAGTCACCCTCCACGAAGGTGAGAGCATCGGGAACACCGATTACTCTCCACTTCATGCCGGGTGCAGGAAGAGCCTCAGCCTTAAGGCGCGACCGATAGGTATCACTACCATCGGCGCGTCTGACCCTCAAGGCGAGGATTCCAATCGCTCGTACGGCAAGAACGCGACCGTTGTCAGCCAGGTTTGCATTCATGACACTATCGAGACATTTCTGTCCGAGCGTGTCAACCGCTTGCGCAAGCAAGCGGGGCTCGAAGATCGCCTCGTCCGAGAAGTCCTGCTCCGGAAGTTCGTTTCCACAAACTTTCCAGAGAGAGCCCTCGTGCGAGTGATCTGCGAGCCAACGCAGACCCGTCTGATGCAGGTAACCGTTCACCCCGCCTCGAGAACTGGAGTTCTCGAAACAGGAGGCGGAAGAAGAGGGAAGGGAGCTAGGTACTCTTGGCTTAAAGTCCTTCGAGTCAGAACTATGTTCTTTCTCGATGAACTCCGCCAAGGAACTTCGCGCCCACTCCGAAGCGGGAAAGATCTCACCCGACATTTCTTTCGCTGCAGCCAAGGCAGTATCCCTACTCGAAGGAGAGGGTACTGGGAACCCCCGGCTGCAGCGGGAGAAAGCGAAGCCCGAGAGACGGTCCTTCTGCGCAAGCAGATACATCGAATCGACAATTCTCTTGTCGATCGAAGGGTATCTGGGTGCCTGCGCATGAAGGGAACCTGCTCGGACGACGTGGCAGAGTGTCTTCAACTCCGCTGCGACCCAGCGCCACCCGCGAGAGCGGGTAGACGTTGTGAACCAGCGGTGAAGACACCATGCCAGTCTGAGATCATCCCATCCAGCATGGACCAAACCAGCCCAACAGGCTGTCCAAACCTGTTGGGTCGAAAGCATATCGCCTTCACGGAAATGTCGGGACGTGTGCGCCTTTTGATTCAAAAGGGACACACGATCCGGCTCCGCGAGGAGGCTCTTTACAAGTGATGGAAGTCGCTTGTAGGTGTGCCGTGTCATGCGGG